CTAGTGCTGTTGATGATACAATAGAAGCTATATTTTCTAAGTCTTACAAGTCTAGTGATGGCATAGGTAAACTTGCTGGTATGTTAGAGGACGCTAGAAATATGCCGGGTCTTGGTATGATAGTTCCTTTTGGAAGATTCTTTAATAACACTATAGGTTTTTTAGGTAAAAACACTACAGGTGTAAACGTTATTTTAAAAGCTGCAGGTAAGTATGAAGATATGTCTTACGAAGAAGCTATATCTAGGTCATTAGTTAGTGCTGGTATTATTTACACACTAGCACAACAAGAGATAGAAAATGTAAAGCAGGGTTTGCCTATGTATGCGGCTCAAGATCCTTTAACAGGTGAGGTCTTTAGTCAACAATATGACTTCCCTGTTTCAGCATACAAAGGTGCAGCAAGAATAATGGCACTTAGTTTAATGGGTGAATACCAGCAAGCAATAAAAGCTTTTGGTCAGTTTACTCAAGACTTTGGACTTTCAGGGTTACTTAGAAACTTAGATAAAACACAACGTGATACATTAGAAGCTATTAAATTTATGGCTGATCCTGAAAGAAGAGATGTAGTTAAAGGTATGGAAATAGTTGGCACTACATTAGCAACTCAATATGTTAATCCTTTGATCAGGCCGCTAGAACCATTGAATATTTTAGCTGGTGTTGCAAGAGGTGAAGATGCAGCACCAATTGACAGGGTTCAAAATAATAAATTAATTAATAATGCATTTCGTTATGTAGATAATATCATTCCTCTGTTTACAGGTAAACCACTAGCAGATCCTAGAGAGACTGCAGCAGGTGGTAGGGCTGATATACAATCAACTAAAGTATTAGGTGCTAGAATCATTAGACTTACTGACACACAACGTGTGATGAATAAAATGGGTCTTAGAGATTTTGATTTAAATACTGCTAAGAAGATAAGAGATCAAGCACCTAAAGCAGCTAATGCTCTTAATGGTATTGTGTTTGATATTATGGAAGCTGAGTCTAGCCTACTATTAGAAAGTAATTGGTTTAATAAATTAACTCAACAACAAAAACTAGATCATTGGAATGGTGATGTTGTACCAAGAGTAAAAGATTTAGCTAAAACATTTTTAAGAATGCAGTACTCTGGTCCTGAAGAAGTGATTTCACTGCAATACGACATAACATCTAAGTATCCTAAGAAGGGTATTCAAAAGGCAGTAAAAGAATTAGGCTTAGGTGAAGTAGAAGACTTAGAACAAAACGAGTTATTTATTTTACAACAGTATTTAAATACTGAAAAGTCACTAAGAGATCTATCAAGATTCCAAAAGATGACAGAATAAATAAGGGGGCAAAAGCCCCCTTTATCTATTCTACATCATCGTCTAGCATATAGTCTGCCCAATCATATGCTTCACGTTTTATATCAGCTTTATGTACATGACCCGGAGATCTAGACAACAATGCCGCCATTGCTTGACCAGCCATAAATCTACGTGCAGTTAGTGGCTTGGTTTTAGTTGGCGGTTTTCTATTTTGTTGTCTGTATTTTTTAGCTTCCTCTTCTAGTTTTAATTTTCTGCTCATTTAGTTTTACCTTTTCAAGGTTATAGAAATAGGCTTTATTAAAGCCCATCTCCCAATCCCTGTTTTGTTTTGTATTTTTAGAGTAAGGATTACCCAACTTACCAGTTTTAAAAGCTCTCATACCTTCATCATATGGTTTCATTTATGAATCTCCTTCATAGTTTCCAACATTTTTCGTAAGTACCATTCAGCTTTTTCCATATCCTCAACAGGATTACCTTTATATCCATGTCGATGTTGATATTTAATTAAGTTACCATGACAGTAACCTTTAAACTCTTCTGGTGTTAAAACCTGTTTGATGTAATCAATACACTCCACTCCATTGCCTAACTTATAATGCGCTGGATTGTTTACTGGATCATTACTCATTTGATTTCCACTAGCTCTGCTTCTGTGTAAGGGATATGATAGAATGTTTCATGCTCTGGCATTCTATAGTTTGGACCTTTTGGTTTTTGAATGCAAGCATCTGTCATTTGAGTACCATTAATTTTCCATGCTTTATTATAACTCCTATTGAATACAAAAAAATTCAAGTTGTTTAAATTATCTTTATACTTTTCTACTAGTCTTCGTTTACGTCCGGGTATTCTAACCTCTGCCCAATGGGTAGGCCAATCACCATTCCATTGTGCCTTACGTTCAGCTTCATGGTAGTAAGTAACCCCATCTTTTTCTGACTTAACATCTGCATAGTAATCTTCAGTAGAGCTAAGGATAGTGTGACCTTCAGCTTCTAAGTACTTGATAAGTGCTTCTTTAGATGGTGTGTCAACTTTGTCATAGACTTTTTTTCTGAAAGGTCTTACATATACATCCATGATGTACTCCTTTGTAGTGAGATTTGAATTATATACTCTTTGGTATTTCGAAGCAATAGGTATTTGCAGTCGCATCTGGTGATGGTTTAGTACTCACCAATCTTTCTTCCATTGCTATTGCTACTTTCATACATGTATTGTAATCAGTAAATAGTGAGTGAAAAGCTTGAACTTTCATGTTACCTTGAAAGCTCATGATGAGTACTAAAACATACACTAGAACAAACCTGAGACTGTATCCACTACCAGTGGGATAACAAAGTCTGCTAACACTACTACACCTGCTATTGCTGTTATAACTTCAAACATATTTTTCTCCTTATGTTATGTCTACCATTTCACAAACATCACCTGTACAGGCCATTGTTTGCATTGATACCGTGTTATCTTCTTTTTCGTACTCTGAAAGCTTTGACCAATCAATAGATTTAGGCATAGTCAATAGTACATTGTTGTAAGTATTACTGTCAACCTCTTGATAAGGTGCTTGCTGATAGGTATGCTCATTGTATGGTAGAAATGACACACCTGACATTTCATCAAAGTGTTTATAAACAAACGCACCTACTTCAAACCACTCATCCTTACGTACATTTATTGTTACGCTAGGTTTATGTTCGCACCATGAACGTTGATAAGCCAACCAAGTTTCAAGCTGCTCAATGGCTGATACTTCCTCTGTAACGACAGCACTGACAGGTGATTTTTGTGGGAAACTAAACACTGTTGTTTGATCTGGCTTCATAACACAAGGTTCACTGGGGATGCCTTGATCTATCATAAACTGTGTTAGTGGATCTTTATTATCACCACGGACAGTACGGATATAATAGGGACTGTGACGAGCATGTATGCCACTGGCACTATCCACCAATTGTGAGACCGTGCCCGAAGGCTTGACGCATGTAATTGCAGCAGCAACAGGTATACCAAGACGGTCAGCCCATTCAGCATTAGTAGATACACAAATCCCACGAAGGTGTTCAAGAGTCTTCTCCAATCCTTTGTTACTTAGAGTCATCAAAGGATTGTCCATTATCCCTGTGAGTGACACACCAAGCAGTCGTTCTTCTTCTGTATTTCTAGACCACACCTTTCGCAAGTAGGGGAACTTAGTGTATGTAGATTGGACAGTTCCCAAAATTGTTGCCAGACGGACCTTTCGTTCAAGATCCTCCACACTGTCTGTGGCACGGACAACAACCTCTGTAAGATTACAGAACTGATATGGACGAAGGATAATTTCACTGCAAGGATTAGTTCCGAACTCGTAGTCTGGATTACGTCTACCATTTTTAGCAGCTTGGACTTTACTTGCTTGACGATTGAATACACCACGTTCTCCACTTCCTGATTCTACTAATGCCATCCACTCTCGCATAAAGGATACAGCATCTGGCTTCTCTGTGTAGCTCACAGAGTTATTAGCTAAGGCACGTTGTGGATCGTTCTCCCACCATGCACCTGACTTAGCATGACGCATACGATCATCACTGAGATTACTTAAAGAGATCATAGCTGACCTACGTACACCACCTACTACAACTACCTCACCGATCTTACACATAATGTCATGGCACTCAATGCTAGATAGCTTACGTCCTTGTGCAGATTTAAAAGTATTAATTACAAAGTTAAATAGATCCACTAAAGGTGCTGGGCCAGAGGCTCTACCACCAAACGTCTTTAGTTTAGCACCAGCAGGTCTAACTTTAGATACATCCCACTTAGGAATTTCACCACTATAAAGGAGTGCAATTAATTGTCGAAGACCCTTAGCCCAAGCTTCCTTGGAGTCGCCAACAACAACAGTAGTCTCACTGTCGAACAACTCAGGAATTTCTGGAAGCTTACTGATGAACTGCCTCTCAACACTGAACCCGACACCAGTACCACACAAGAGGACAAACATAGCCTCATCGAAGGACTTAGGGTCATCTACGGGTAAGTAACTACAGTTATACATACAAGTATTATCACGATTAGCAGCAGGACCAGCGGTCATCATAGCTCTCATAGAAGGCATAACCTCTAGACCAAGAATAGCTTGTTCTATTTCTTCTGCAGTATGTGGATTGTCATCATTAATAACTGGCCCAACAATATTATCTACATAACGAGATACTGTTTCATCCCAAGACTCCCTTCGTCCTTCGTCTTCAAGCCATCGTGCATATCGTGATGTATGGATAAATGAT